TTTTACTATTTTGGCGCAAACTTGCAAGAATTAACTTCAGAAATTTCGACGACCGAAGAATTTGACGAACAAGCAATAACTAGAATAAGAGATGCAGTAAGTACGTGGATGCCTTTTATAGTACTAAATGACTTTATTTCAGATATCGATGAAAATAATAGAAATTTAGGACTTGTAAGAATAACAATAACTTATAGCGTCCCACAGTTGAATATAGAAAATAAAGCTCTTCAGATATCATTATATGTAATATAATTTTGATAATAAAAGTGAGTATAAAATGGCAAAAAGTAACTTAACACAATTTAGAACTCGAAATTATCTTGCAAAAGATTTCGATTCTTTTAGAACACAATTGTTGAATTATGCTAGGTTATATTATCCGGATAAAATACAAGACTTTTCAGAAACTTCTTTGGGAGGAATGTTTTTAGATTTAGCTGCTTATGCAGGCGATACCATGTCGTTTTATTTGGATCATCAATATAATGAGTTAGATCCAGAAACTGCGATTGAAACAAAAAATATAGAAAGACTAATTAGAACATCCGGAACAAAAATAGTTGGAGCTTCTCCTGCCGTAGTTGATGTGACTGTTTTTATCGAAGTTCCGGCGGCGTTTAACAATTCAAAAGTAGCTGTTTCTTCATCTTCTTTACCTGTAATTAAAGCAGGCACTATATTTGTTTCTATAAATAATATTGCATTTAACCTTTTATCAGATATAGATTTTTCTAAAAAGAGGGCTGATGGAAATTACGCCGCTGAAGTAAAAGTTGGAAGAAGAACAGAAAGTGGAGTCCCATTAAGCTTTCTATTAGCAGCAAGCGGACCATGCATTTCTGGAACTGAGACGACCGAAACGTTTGGACTAGGCTCTTTTATCCCATTTAGATCAGTAAGATTATCTGAATCAAACGTAACCGATATAATAAACGTTTATGATAGTTTAGGTAATGTTTATTACGAAGTTAACTCGTTGACTGATGATGTCGTTTAAATTTAGCAAAAGATTCTCAAGAAATATCAGAAGCATTAAAAGTTATTCCTGCTCCTTATAGATTTGTAACTTCGACTGATTTATCTACTAGAACAGTAACATTAATTTTAGGAGGAGGAGATGACACTAGCATAGAAGATGACATAGTTCCTGATCCTTCTGACTTTGCAATATCTTTTCCATATTCAAAGACATTTTCTAGAACATCTATTAATCCCCTTCAATTACTAAAAACAAGAACGTTAGGAATATATTCTGCAAATTCTACGTTATCAGTAACGTATCGTTATGGAGGTGGATTGTCTCACAACGCGCCACCAGATACAATCAACGCGATTCAAACTTTAGTTATAACTTTTCCTAATAACCCTTCTATAGACGTAATATCATCTGTTAGAAGTAGCATAGGGGTATCGAATAGAGAACAAGCTGTCGGTGGCGAAGATTCGCCTACAATTAATGAGCTAAAATCGCTAATACCAAGCGCAAGAAATTCTCAAGAAAGAATTGTAACAAGAGAAGACTTGTTGGCAAGAGTATATTCACTACCTTCTAATTTTGGAAGGGTATTTAGAGCAGCTGCTCGTTCAAATCCAAACAATCCGATTGTAACTCAATTACACGTTATTTGTAGAGATCAAGATTCTAAATTAGTTCATGCTTCAGATACGTTAAAAGAAAATCTTAGAAAGTATCTAACTCCGTATAGAATGATAACGGATGCGATAGAAATTCTTGACGTTCCAATTGTAAATCTAGAATTTAACTTTGATGTAGTCTCTGATCCTTCTTTAAACTCTCAAATAATCATTCAAAACATTTTGAGAAATCTTATATTTCAATTTGAAACAAAGAATTTTTCTATTGATCAACCCATCGTAATATCAGATATACAAAATTTAATTTTTAGAACGCAAGGTGTTATATCTGTTAATAATTTGCAATTCAAGAATTTGTCTGGAAATATTAATAGTCTTGAATATAGCAATTATTTTCATGATATTAAAAGCAATACTAGAAAAGGAATTTTGTATCCACCCATTGGTGGCATGTTTGAATTCAAATATCCAGAGATAAACATAATAGGAAGGACATCTTTGTAATATGTACAAAATTCTAAAAGCAGACAAAGATGCTTACCTAACAAATAGGTTTATAAAAATAGCTAGTTCTGGATCATTTCGAACTGGTTCGAACGTAGGTTCTGCAGGCTCATTAGATTTATTTAAACTTTATGGAGTTACGTTCGATAACAATGGAGTCAAAAATTTAGAACTTAGCAGATTATTAGTTCATTTTGATTTACAACCAATTAAAGACTTAATTTATTCAAATTCTATCAATGTCAACAACAGCAGCTTTAATTGCACACTAAAATTATTTGATGTGTATGGCGGGCAAACGACTCCTTCTAATTTTGATGTATCTGTTTACCCTCTTTCTAAATCATTTAACGAAGGATTAGGCCGTGACGTCGTGTACTATTCGGATTTTGATTCTTGCAATTATGTTTCAGCTTCGTTTAATGCACCTTGGGTTTCTTTAGGCGCCTCCTCCGCCGGCGGCGCGACGGAAATTTGCGATTATATAACTGCGTCGTCTTTAATTAACGACTTTAAAGCTACTCAACACTTTATAACAGGAGAAGAAAATCTAGAAATCAATGTAACTAAGATCATTTCTGCAACATTAGCAAATGAAATACCAGATAGCGGATTTAGAATTTCTTTAGATTCTTCTCAAGAAAATGATTCATACTCATATTTCGTAAAACGTTTCGCAAGTAGGACTGCATATGATGAGTTTAAACATCCAAGAATCATTATGAAATATGATGATTCATTGATAGATGACTCTTTAAATTTAAGATTTGATGAACCTTCTACAATATTTTTAAGAAATTTTTCTAAAGGTGAATTATCAAACATACTAAGTGGATCAACTCTTACTGAAATAACCGGTACAAACAGCATATTGCTTAAATTAACAACAGCCGTATCTGGTAATTCTTCTTACACTTTAACGTTTAGCGGTTCTCAACATTTTGATGGACTAAATTATTACGTCGGCATATACTCTTCTTCTTTTACAATTCCAACTTCAAATAACACGCTATATGTTGAATTGCAAAAGTCAGGTTCAATAACCTTCACTCCCGTTTGGTCTTCATTGGATAATTCGATAGGATACTTTACAGGAAGCAAGTTAGAAGTATTCCCACCCCTAAGAACTTCAAGTGCAACTGATTTTAAAAATTATGTTTTATCGACAAATGGTATAAATTCTCTTCATCGTTCAAATGAAAAAGTACAGATTCGTTTAAACATATTCGATTACATAAGTCCTGCAATTAAATTAGTAAAACGACCTGTAGAGTTACCAAGTTCTGTTATTAGAAAAACTTATTATCAAGTTAGAGATATTACGACAAATGAAGTTGCTATAGCATTTGATGAAAAATATAGTTCTACAAGAGTAAGTAGCGATGGCACCGGTATGTATTTTACACTTGATACATCAAACCTCACTAAAGAGAGAAGTTATGTAATAGACATTATGATAGTAATGGGTGGAGTAAATAAGATCTATCATTCAGTATCAAACGTTTTTAAAATTAGCGATACACAGGTCAATTAACGATGTCAAATTATCGATATTCGCAATACGTTCCATCGTTTTTAAGAGAACAATCCTTAAATAGTGCGAGATCGTTCTCACTATCTTATTCTAATTTTTCCGGATCAAACATACAAAATCCAGATTCTTTTGGATATGACGTAAACGGAACTGGGCTAAAATCATCTCAGCAGTTAAACGTTGACTGGTCAAAATTTGAAAATCATACCTTCTTCATGTCAGCAGAAGCTAAAGTAAATTTAACCTTTGAGCAAATCATAAATGGATTCCCGTTTGACGGAACTAGAGAAGAAGTCGAAAATTTCTTTACTGATTTATCTGGATTTGACAAGTGGGTTTTTGATAGATTTCCAAAGTATCAAGGACAACTTCATTTTTCAGGAACTCAAACAACTGAAACTTTACCAACATTAGGAACGTATATACAAGTAAAAGATATTCAAGGGGTAATATTTCCGTCATTAAGTCCAAATGCCGACGCACAAGTTTCTACATTAAACCCTAAAAACAATAATTCGTTAAGCATAGAGCTACAATTAAAAATTCCTAAAATTCAAACTAATGGAACACAAATATTATTACAAAAGATTAATCATGATAAAAATCATGGGTTTTCTATACGTTTAAACCCTATAGCTTCTACGAATTATTCCATAGCACAGTTCGACGTTTTTTCTGGTTCATTGGCTATGTCAACATCTGCAACGATTGAAAAAGGAATTTTTAATCATTTATGCTTCGTTTTAGATAGAGATTCAAAATTACAAAATTTAAAAATTTTTAATAACGAATCTATTATTTCTACCACAACAGGTTCAACTACCATAGGTAATCTTAGCATAGACTATAACGATTTATTGATAGGAAGCGGAACTTCCTATTATGTAGAAGGAAATTTAGTAACGCCTCGACAGACGTTGTCAGGAACTATCGACGAATTAAGAATATTTCACTCATTCAGAACAACTTCTCAACAAAAATCTTACGCAAAAAAATCCATACATAGCGCGCCAGATTTAAAACTATATTATAAATTTAACGAACCCGCACCACCTCTATCACCAATAACTGATGATATCACAAACTCTATAGTTTTAGATAGTTCAGGAAATTCATTACATTCTTTCATTAGCAATTTTTCTGGTTTTTTGAGAGAAAATGCAAAAAATGATCCATTAAGCAATTTAATTTATGAAAGAAATGATTTATCACCTGTTTTATTCCCCGCATATCAAGATGTAATTAATCTAAACGTTGAATTGTTAACAAGCGCATCTGCATACGATTTAGAAAATCCTAATATCATAACCAAGTTAATTCCTCGACACTACCTTGTCGAAGGCGCCGCTGATGAAGGATTGACATCAGCTGAAGCCAATAATGGATCTCAATACGGAGGCTCTGGAATACCAGGGCAAGGTAAATTAAACAACGTTCAAATTATGTTATCTTTGCTCTACATATGGGCAAAGTTTTTTGATGAAATTAAATTGTTTTTAGATGCATTTAGCTCTTTAAAGACAGTAGATTATGAATTAAATAAGAGCATTCCAAATAACATGTTATTTGATATTGCAAAACATTATGGCTTCTTTTTACCTCCGCTTTTCACATCGGCGACAATTGATCAATATGTTCTTGCAGAAAATATTGATCCTTTAATTAAAGGAAATGAAAGCTTATCATTAAGGTCAGTTCAACATGAAATTTTAAGAAGAATATTAATAAATTTACCTTCAATAATTCGTTCTAAAGGTACGCAACAAAGTATAAAAGCATTTCTAAGATCAATCGGAATAGAACCTGATTCTAGCGTAAGATTTAGAGAATATGGTGGACCTACATATAGAAAATTGCTTCATGCGAAAGAAAGTAAATCTGATTTAACGACCATCATTAATTTTTCATCATCTTCTTTAGTCACGTCTCAATTCTTGTCATCATCTAGATTACAACCTGGATATCCCAAGCCAGAAGGAACATTCGTACAAAAGCACATTTATAATCCTCATGGAATATCAAACTCTATCAACGACGGATTGCTAACATCAGGTTCATGGACTTTCGAATGCAATTACAAATATGAACTACCTATCTCATTATCATCTTTTACTCAAAGCCTAGCAAGGTTATGCGTAACGGGATCAGGAATACAAAATCCAGGATTAGTTGCAAATCTCATTGGATATTATGATGAAAATGATCCAAAGGTTAGACTGTTTTTGCGCCCTGGAAATGATGATAATGCTCCTTTATTAGACATGACTTTAAATTTGCCAACGGGCAGCTTGTTTAATGGTGATATTTGGAACGTTTCTTTCGGTTGCGAGAGAAATGACTCAATTGATTCTATAGCATCATCGTCTTATTTTATAAGAGTAGGTACTCAAAATGAAGGAGAGGTTTTGTATTCATCTACAACTTCATCTTATTTTTATGAATTAACAGGATCTGGTTCGCCATTAGATAGTAACGTATTCAGGAAATTAGATTTAGTTTATCAAACCAACGTTTCTGGAGCGTTTATTACACTAGGATCTAATCAAACAATTCCTGAAGGTTCTACTTCAACTTATCGTTTTTTAAATAACAATCTTTCAGTTGCAGAATCTGTTTCAAGAAAAACTGCATTTGATGGTCGCGCTTTAAGACTAAAATTTTGGTCAAAAGCGTTAAGTGAAAATGAATGGTTATCTCATTTAACAAACTATCAATCATTAGGCGTCGACAACCCGCTGGTAAATTACAACTATTCGATTTCAGAATCAGGTTCTTACGAAAGATTAAGATTAGAATCTTTAGTAAAGCAAGAAATAAAGTCAGCTGACAATAACGGTAACATTACATTTTTGGATTTTAGTGAAAACGGAATAAACTTAAATGGGACGGGATTTCCAGCTAATAAAAATTGCATGTTGCCTGAAATCATTCGATATTCTCATTTATCTGCATACTTTGATGAAGCTGTTACTAACGAAAAAGTAAGAGTAAGAGGATATAATGATGAATATTTGATATCAAGAAATGAATGGGCAAGACCGTCTCCTGTTTACGAAATAACAAGATCAGAGACGCCACAAGATGATGCCAGATTTTCAATAGATTTTTCGTTAGTTGATTCTTTAAACAAAGATATTATTAATATGTTTTCGACATTTGAATCTATGGAAAATTATTTAGGAAATCCAGAATTAGTATTTTCTTCTGATTATCCAGATTTAGAAAAATTGCGAAGCATTTATTTCAATCGTTTAAAAGATAAATTAAATTTTAAAGCTTTTATGGAATTCTACAGCTGGTTTGATAATTCAATCAGCACATTTATTGAACAATTGATGCCAAAGA